CAGGTCACGGTCGCCGGCGGCAGCGAGTTCGCCCAGTGGCTGGCCCACCGCGCCAGCATGGGTGCCGAACTCAGCGTGCCCGAGTACCCGCCGCCCGCCGGCGTTCGGCCGCTGACGCCCAGCAGCGCACGCAACATCGACTCCTGGATTCGGTCGGAGATCTGGACCGAGAGCGCCGACGTCCTCGTGAGCACGCACCCCGTGCTCGAGCCGCTGCCCGACGCGCCGGCGCGCGCGCCCGGCGACGAAGTCGATTACTGATTCGCCAGCTGCCCGAGTACGAAGTGCGCCGTGTCGCGGTCCTTCTTGTACAGGGAGGCCCAGTCGACGGCCCGCGTTAGCTGCTCGGCGCCCATGCTGGTGAGCTCGGTCGCGCGGCGCTCACCCCGGTAGGTCACGTAGTTTTTGCCCATGTAGGCGTCAAAGAGCTTGTCGGGCTTCGTCATCTCGTGCGGCTCGTAGCCTGCACCCATATGCCGCAGCGCCTCTCCCTTGGTGCGCGCCTCGTAGTACGCAGTCGCTCGCGCCAGCAGCTTCGGGTTTCTGGCCTCCAAAGCGTGTCCCCACTCGTGCGTGGTGGCGCGATCGATCTTGTCCGCCTGCACGCCGAAGCCGCCTGCGCCTACGTTGATCTCGTTGCTGCCGTGGTCCTTTAGGGACTTGTGCCAGGCGCGGTTCTCGCCGTCGGCCGTGAACGCATAGACCTCGGGCTGCTCCAGGTCGCGATGCGACAGCAGCTGATAGCGGCGCTTGGTAGCGGCGATGCCGTCCAGCACCGCCTCCTTCGTTTTCGCTTCGCTGTCGGGGAACTTCTTCAGGCGCGGGTCGCCGCGGAACTTGGGCGCCTTCAGTTGGATTTCGGCGGTGCGCATAACGCCGGCCGCTTCCAGCGCCTGGCGGTGCGCGACCACGGCAGCCGTGCCCTCGAGCTGCTCCGCCTGATCTCTGCCAGTCATGCCCTGAGTGCGTAGCGCGGTGGCAAGCCCGCCGACGGTTGTCGGCTTCATCGCGAGCGCCTTCTGATACACCTCGGCGACGTACCCGCTCGCCGAGCGGCCAAAGCCCGTGAAGCCCGACTCGTTCATCGCAATCACTTTGCTTTGGAAATCAGCGAGCGGCAGCGCCGCGCCGCGATCATGCATCGCCTTGCCCCACGCTACGGTGCGCGCCGCGTCGCCGTACGTCTTCTTGAGCGCCTGCTCGTGCATATCGACGTCTGCGTGCCCGCTGGCGACCTTGCGCTTACCCTCGATCTCGGCCCGCGCAGCAGCACGGGCTGCGATGCGTGCGGCCTTTGCATCGGCCGCAGCTTTGGCGCGCTTGGCCTTGCCCGCCGCCTTCGGGTCCACGGTCTTGCGCGCGGGCTTCTTCGGGAGCGCGGGCTTGGGCGCGGGCGGCGCGGGCTTGGGCGGTGGTGGTGGTGGCGGTGGCGGCGGTGGCGGCGGCACAGGCTTGCGCTTCGCCGCCCTTGCCGCCTTCAGCTGCAGCTTGATGTCGCGCTCGTACATCTGCGCGGCCTTCGCGATCGGCACGCCATAGCGCTGCACCAGCTTGCGCTGCAGCGCCGTCACCGCTGCGTTCTTGCCGCTGGCGAAGCTCTGCCGGATCGACTGGCGCTGCGCCTCGGTCAGCCGGTCGCGCTTCGCTCCGGTGTTCGCCGCCCGCTCGCCTCCACCGCCGCCCGTGCTCGTCCACTGGCCTCCACGCGGGTCGCCGGCGGGCACACGTGCCTGCGCGTCGCCGCGCTCACTGTCGCCGCGCCCTTTTGGGCTGGGCTTCTTGCCGCCGCCCCCCGTGCCGTTAGGGCCGGCGTCAGGCGGCAGCTCGGGCGTGTTGACCTCGCGCGGCCGCAGGCCCTCTTCCTTGTCGGCCTCGGCGAGCTCCTCGCGCGCCTCGACGTCGATGGTCGGGAAGTCCGCCGCCAGGCCCAGGCCCGCCTCGGCGTCGGTCATGATCTGTGCGCCCACCAGCGCCACGTACGTGTCGGCCTTCACCTTCTTGGTATCGGCCAGCTCCTTGTCGGTGGGCTGCCAGAGCGGGCAGAATTCGAGGCTCCATTTGTCCGGTACGCGCCCGCGTGTCGGCGAGTCCTTGGCGGCGAACATCAGGCGCAGCAGGCGCTCGAGCCGGGGCTTGAGCTCGTCGGTCTGGCCCTCCGCCACCGTGTCGTACCAGCCCCGGATGTCCGACTCGCCGGTCGCGTTCATGCCCGCGGCCGATCGCCCGTACAGCAGCGTCACGGGCTGCTCGGCGGCCGCGGACTGGCGCATCATCAGCTTGTCCATCACCTCGGGCAGGCCGGCGAACGACGTCGCCACACGCTCGAAGGATTCCTTCTCGGCGTCGATCAGGATCGCGCGGCACACCGAGCGCGCCATGTCCATCAGCTGCACGCGCGCGCGCAGCGTCTCGGAGCCATCGGCGGCGACCAGGTCCACCAGGTTGGCGATCTTCAGCACGCCCTGGCTCGCATCCGTCAGCAGGTGCGCAATCGACTGCCAGGCGGTGGCGGTCTGCTGCAGCGACGCAAACGCCGCCTGCAGCACGGAATCGTCGAAGCCCGTCGGCGACTCGTTCGTGAAGCGCGCGGTGAGTGCACCGTCGAACAAGATCAGCCGCGACTCGTGCACGTCGAGGCCCGCCATCGGCTGCATCGAGACGGCGGACTGGTGCACCGTGTACAGCTCGGGCTTGCCGTAGCCGGCCTTGGTCACGTCCTCGTAGCGCTTCTTGATCGACAGCTGCGGGCGCTTCACCACGTTCAGGAACGACAGCGTGCGGATGCCCTTCTCGTTGAGCGGCTGGTCCACCGGCAGGCCGTCGTCGGCGCCGACGAGTACTCCGGAGCCGCCGCCGTACAGCCGGGCCCAGATCCAGCCGTCGCGCAGCGCGGGCATGGCCTCGAGCTTGGTGAAGCGCTCGGCCATGTTCGCTACGACGTCGGCGCCGTCGTCCTCGTCGTCCTCGCCGTCGTCGTCGGCCTCGAGGATGAGCTTGAAGCCCCGTCGGGTCGCCTCGCGCGGCAGCTTCGCGACCACGCGGCGGGCGACGTCGTCGTCGTTGAACAGCGCCTCGAGCACGCTGTCGTCGAGCTTGCAGCCCGGGACCACCTGCGCGTGCATGAGCTTGTCGCGCAGCGTGCCGAGGCCGGTCATCGCGTTGACCCAGCTGTCGGCACGCTGCACGAGTTCGCGAATCACGCCCATCCCGCCAAGCCCCGTCAGCCCATCGCAGCCATCTCGAGTGATACGTTGGCCATCGCCCGCTGGTATGCGAGCACTCCGGCTTTCGCAAGCCCCTGGAATGCGCGGCTGCTGGCGTCGACCTGATCCTTGTGCTTGCCGTCGGGGAAGCCCTCGAGCTCGCTGAAGTACGCGTCGTTCCAGGGCGCCTCGAGCACGTCGACGTTGCCCGCCTCCACCTGGGTCGAGTACGGGCCTGCGTAAACTAGCTTGTCCTCACGCGCGACCTCGGATTCCACGTGAAACCCGATCAGGAAGCCCTTGGTGAGCGCGACGTCGACCTTGCCCGCCTGCGCCGGGTCCTGCCAGAGCAGCACCTTCACGCGCTTGCCGTCCTGCTTGGCGATGTTCTGGATGGTCTCGAGCACCTTCTGCGGCGAGCCGCGCACCGACTCGACGTGCAGCACGATGAACCGGCCGGACTTGGTCACGGCCATCTTCACGCCGCGCGTCCATGCTGGGTCGGGGTTTTCGGCGGTGGGCTGCGTCGCCGCCTTGTCCCAGGCGCGCACGATCTGGACGATGTCGGTCGGCAGCGCGGTGACGACGCGGAACCAGCCACGCCGGAAGTACAGGCCCGCAGCCGGTCTGATCCGCCAGTTGCCGCCCTTGCCCTGGCCGAGCAGCCGCTCGCGCTCGACCATCGGCAGCGCCATCAGACGTGCGCGGTAACCCGGGTCCATCGCGAGCAAGATCTTGTTGTCGGCGAGCTTGCCCAGGATGAACGTGAAGCTGCTCGGCGGGTCTTCTTGCTCGGGGTGCAGCGCGCGCAGCTCCGCCGAGGTGTCG